CAGAGCTATCCGCCTTTGAAGAAATTGCAGTTTCTAATGCGGTAAACTCCGCATCAAAATCTGCGGCGTAAATAGTGGCTCCTGATTTAGCAACATTAGTCCATGTTCCTACTTTTGTATAATCACTCATTAGCGTATCTTCCCTATCTTAGCTACAATATTTAAATTTTGTAGGCTGGCTTTAAAACCCTTAATTTTTTGCGTTAATTCAAACTGTAGTACTTTCCCACTACTTCCTAAACTCTTCTTATACTCCGCCATGCCTGCAGTACCTGCATAAGCAATAGGGTATAGTGCATTACTATATGTACCACTACCATATTTAAAAACAACAGTTACGTTTCCCGTACTATTCAGAGGCGTTGTACTAAATGTGCCTGTCGTTCCTATACTATTATAATCATAATCCCTATACCATTTTAACTCTGCAGTTCCATTCCTCCCCCCATATATAGATAGGAAGGCGCGTTTTAAAAGTTTAGCTATACTAGGATTACCAAAGTTCAACCATGTCGTTCTCATGGTTGCATAATAAGTATTCTCTGTTGTTGTCCAACACTTGCTATTCTGCCATGTTCCACCTGCTGTTGAACACGCACCAGAAGTGCCGTAAGTAGAAGTAGTATCCTCTATCTCCTGATCAAAATACCCCTCCAATTTTCCCACCCTACCCGCATATTTCGTATTCCCTAAACCAACATACATATTAGTATTCTGTCTGGAATAAAGAGCGGTAAGCTCCTTAGTATCAGCTAATGAGAAACATGTAACACGGGGCGTTCCATCCTGATTGGGAATTTTAAAATCAAACAGGAATGATGCCCCAGTATCCGGTAGGGAGAGGAGGTAAAAACCCCCAGACAAACTATACTCCCCTTTTATATTATCAGTATTAGTATTACTATCTACTATCTGTGCTGTTAAATCATCCTTTACATTTCTACTTAAATCTGTTAGAGGTAGCTTATCCTGTACCGCAGTGCGGGAGAGGGAGCGGAGTCCACTATTAGACAGGAAGATTACATCATCTCCAACATGAGCCACACTATCTCTCGCTATACAACCAATCCCCTCTATAACCTCATCCAACGCCATATTAACTGGATCCCAAGGATTATTATAGAGGGCTATATTGCGCTTGCCGAAGATGACAAGCTTCCCTCCAAAATCAGCAAGAGCAATAATCTCATCCGCACCCCACACCGTCTTTAAATCAATCGTACCCTGGGAGCCTACATCAGTCCAAGTACCACCCCAATTTGTACATTCTGTCTCGGTTGGGTAGAGCGCACCTAAAGAACAAAAACCCACATCATTCCATATATGACCCTGTAAGGTATCAGAGTAGTAAACTACATCTCTCGTACCCGTAACCCCACCAACCCATAACCTACCAAACTCACCCAGTACACAGTTACCCTGTGGTGCGGTTCCCGCATAACTGGTAACATCATCTATATCCTTCCATGTCGTACCATCATAATTAATCATCTTAAAGCCACGCTGAACCCCGTAAAGCTGATTATTAAAATTGGTAAATTGCCAGTTCCCATCTGTTATCGTTTGAGGTGTACCACCAAATACTTGAGCATCTAACTGCCAAACTGTCGTACTCTCATCAAACTTATAAATCTTATCATTCGCCCCACAAAACATCTCATAAGTACCATCCGCCTTACGATACTCGGTAATACTCCTAACAATATCACTATTAGAAGAGTTACTCCCTATAGTCTCACTATACTGCTTTATCCCCTTACGAGTTGTAATCCGTCCAGAGGCATCTAAGACAATGTTATCCGCTCTGGTTAACCATTCCGGTGGTAAATAACCAGCATTAGATTGAGTGTTTAAACCAAACACTCCCACATTACTTAAATTAATAGGCGTTAGATTCTTTGCACTCATACTGAATACCAGAGAGTCTCTCTAACCACCCTCCCACTATCTTGAGCAATGGCATCTGATAACGCCTGCTGATACTGCATGAATACCATATCAGACAGCGAACCACCATCCTCCCCACGCTCTGAGATAGCTCTCGCCCACGCACCTAAAATTACTGGCATCGCTGTTATAGAGAGAGTATCAGCAGCCTCTGTTAACTCATCTTGAGGGTCTACTGTTAATACATCAATATTATAAATAGCATCAGGAGTGGGGTAGAAACTAATCTCAGCACTAGAAGCAGTACCATTTATTACATAATTACTAGGTCTATTATTAGTCATGGAGGGGTAGGCTACCTGCTCTAAATAACTATCATCAATTGGGGAGAGTTCGGAGCCAGTACCCCTATCATAAACAGATAAGACGCGCACCCTCTCATTAGTATTAGTTAGATTATAATCCCTAGTTCCACTAGCTGTGGTTATAGCAACCTTACTCCGTAACACAGTCCAATTATGAGCATCTTCAACCTCCCTCTTAGTCTCATTAACGAAATCCCCAATCAATTGTTGATACTTTCCTATGCTAGTATTATCAATCAAAGCACCACCCCAAGTAGACACAGTATCCTCACGCAAGCGTCTTAATACCGCATTAATTATATCTTTATACGTCATCTGACTTTACCACCTTTGGTTTAATTTTCTGTTGGGGTGAGGGTATAAAATAACCTAGCACTAGAGGTACTATTAAGAATAGACCTAACAGCCAACCACCTATCTCTACTAACTTACCCAGTAATGGGAAGAAGCCGGTTACAGGTTCAGGACAGGTCTTAGGAGATATAATCGCCTGGTCCACCACCCCTCCTGCACCTGCTCCAACTACCGCACCAATTACTGGGGGGATGCCAGTTAGATAACCCACACCCGCTCCTACAGCAGAGCCTGTGGCGGAGATACCACCACTCTCTAATAAGGCGCAACCCGCCCCACTAAGACTTAAAAGAAGTAGGGTGAGTAGGAGGAGCTTCTTACTTCTTCTGACCATTTCTCAACAACCCATAAATCTCTTTTAGCATGCCTTTAATATCTGAAATATCCCTATGATGATCCTCTTTAGCTACATACTTTCTTGGTAGTTCAATTTGGTCATCAGTAACCTTCTTTTCTAATCGGTCCAAATCATTAGCTATACGCTTAATGAACCAATATAGAGGTCCGATACCTATTGTTAGTATTATATTCCAGAACAGTAGGGGTGGTACTTCCATATAAACAGCTCCTAATTAGTGGTTGTCTCATTTCCAGAATCTGTCTCTGTATCTGTATCTGTATTATCATCATCCCCATCATTTGATGTGTTATCATCATCCCCATCATTTGAATTATCGGAACAATCTAAAGTATCTTGTCCAACACAGATATCTGTCCCGCCTCCACCTGTGCTAACCTCAACCTTAGTGCAACCCCCCACCACTCCTAAAAAGAGGAGGAGGAGGGTGGAGATTGAAAAAATAGTTAGTAGTGGTTTAATAGTCTTATTCATGTATCTTCTCCAGTGAGATTGAACTTCTCGCCTCCCATGTTCCTATCTCTAAAGAAACTCTGCCCATAATCGGTACACAGCTAGATAGGAGTAAAGATGTGAGAAGTAAAAAAAGTGTGATATGTTTATTCATTGTGTCTTACTCCGTTGCTAGTATGGAATCAAATGCGGTTGAGATATCCATCAGAGGACTGAGACTGATGCCTCTTTAAGTTGGTCAAGGGTAGTCATACTATCCACTTGCTCTGTTATATCTCTAAGCCTCTGCTTTTCCGTTACGATTGCCGAAGTATCTAAACCTGCTTCCTGTGCTCGCATATAGAGAATGTCTTGTGCTTCCAAGAGAGGTGCTCTATCTGCCCTAAGTCGCTCTTTTGTTATGTCTTGAGCCTTACTAAAATTAACCTCCATTGGCATCGTATTCCTCCTGCGTAATATGGTTGTATTTCAACTGGTCATCTAGGCTTAAATCCTCTGAAGTTTTCTCACTAGCACCAGCGACATATTCCCAAGCATTTCTAAAACTTCTATCAGATAAATCCACATCTGTAATCTCGTATGGAGTTCCTGTTGGGATGTCTTTGTTAGCTATATGTATTAACTTTTCTTCTTCTGTGCCTGTTAAGGTTGCTAGAAACTTAGGTGCTGGTATTAGTTGTGCTAATGTTGCTTCACCATCTTCATTTATTGAGGGGTATATTATTTTCATATCAATCTCCGAAAACTTGGATGTTCATTTCACTAATATCAATTCCGCCTGAATTGTAATATAAAGTCCTTAATGAACCTACAGCGTGAGAATCTGTGACTGTCCAACCAGCCGACCCGTTTGAATTTGCTACCGCACTATAATTAGCATTTGCCAAATTATTAGTAAAACTAACTGAATAATTACCAGTACCA